ATCCTAGAATCGGTGTCTATAATATGGATGGCTATTGACTTACAGAGGCCACTTTTTCACTAAAAATTGACGAAAGTGCAGATTCTTGCGATTATGATAGTGTATATACCTAACTAGTCCATAATCCGAGGAGAGCGGGAAAGCTCTAGATTAAAAAGAGAACAAGGGTTTCTATAATAAGTAATAATTAATAGTTGACAGTATCTTATAAATATGTTATTATGTGTTTATAAGGAGGCGAAGTTTACAATGACAGCCAATGAAATATTATTTTTAATGATGTTAGTGTTTCCATTTGTTGTAATAGAACAATTAATCCAACTTAAAGATAGAAGAAAAATGCAAGTCATACCAAAAGATTTTATAAAATTAGAAGATCTTGCTTACAAAAAGAAAGCTTTAGTTAACCAAGATTTTAACAATGCGGGCATTTATATCTTTACGAATCTGGACAATGGTGCAAAATATGTTGGACAAAGTATTAATCCAATCAACAGAATTGACAACCATATAAAGGGCAGAGGAAATCCAGAACTTTATTGTGATATTGAAAAAGGAGATAAATTTGCTGTAAAAATTATAAAATTAACAGATACAAATTTTGATAACTTAAACGATTTAGAAAGACATTATATAGCAAAATATAATTCTTATTACAATGGATATAATAAAACAAGAGGTAATACGGCTTAGTTGAAGGGAGACTTATTAAATGGTGGTAATATTTGACATTGAAGCTTCATGTGCAGATAGAAAATTAAATCCAAATTATAACATGGAGACAATAGAGATTGGTGCAGTAAAAGTTGATAGAAATAAAATTATAGATACATTCCAAACTTTCATAAAACCAGAATATATAGATGATTTAACACCTTATTGCACCAAGTTAACTGGTATAACATTTAAGGATTTAGAAAATGCTCCAAGCTTCAATCAAGCCATTATTGAATTTCATCATTTTATAAAAGATTATGTGATTTATTCTTGTGGTAACTTTGATAAGAAATTTTTAATCAATGAGCTTTTAGAAAAAGGGACAACTTATGAACACCTGTTAGCCAAGAATGCTATAAAATCTTCACATAAAGATTTGAAGCGATTGTTCTCACAAATAACTAATGAACAAAAAAGTGGAATGATAAAAATGGCTCAAATTCTTGATATAGAATTAAAAGGTGTTCATCATAGAGCTCTTGATGACGCTGTAAACTTAGCCAACATATATATTGAATTAGAAAATATAAGAGAAAAGCGTTTATTAAAAACTTTTAGCAAAAAAATTAATAGAATTGTAAAGTCATTAAATGACAATCACAATTACGAATTAAATGTGATAGATGAAAATGATATAATAAGTACAGAAGGAAGATATACCTTTTTAGAGTTCATAGATAACTGGGCTGACATTATGATAACTGACACATTAGAAAGAAAATTAAATTATATAAGTATGCAAGAAGTTAGTATTCTAAGAAGATTTGCTAAATTATGATATTATTTTAATGTAAGTACAAAGTATAAAAATATTTTAGTATAATATATTTGTGAACAAGTGGCAACGCTGCCAAGAAAGGGGTAAAGCATAATGAAAACTTTAATAATGAATGAATTTAATAAACATTATGTAGATGGTCTGGAAACACAACCATCTGATTTGTTATGTGAAAATACGCCCTTTTATTGGGAGAAAAATAAAGTTCGAGCGATGCCATTGATTTATTATAATAGTTAGAAACAAATGAGGAAACTTCCATATTGTTTCACGCCTCCTATAATATATTGATGAGTAAGAGCTCGACAAGTAAGTGGTTGGGCTCTTATTTTCATTAAGAGATATTGACAAGATAGCAATTTTATGTTATTATGTAAATGTAATATGCTCCTGTGATGAAATTGGTAGACATATGGGACTCAAAATCCCAGGCCTTTAGGCGTCCCGGTTCGAGTCCGGGCAGGAGTACCAATTAAAACTTGAACAGTTTGGAAAAGCTTTGGGAACAAGGCATCATGGTAGACTTATTAAAGGAAGAACTCATAAGTTCATTGAAAAATGAATTAGTAATATTAAATTTTGAAAATGATTGCAAAAAGATTTGTAAAAAAGTGTTGACAGATAATAATGTATGTGTTATAATGAATATACAAACAAATCAAGGAGGTAGAGACATGAGCGAAATTAAACTGTTACCCTGTCCGTTTTGTGGGGGAGAATCTCTGCTGAGAGACCGGTATGCAATCGGTGTAGCAAGCACCAAACACTACATCCGAGAGTGTCACCACTGCAAAGCCACGTTCGCTCATTGGTTTAGAAGTATAAAAAGGGCGAACAAAGCATGGAACCGCCGAGCAAGTAATGACATTAATGTCGCTACCAACGCCGACCGCATACGGAGCATGATGGACGAAGAATTGGCAGAAATCTCTGTTTATTGTACAACAGAGCCGGACTACGATGAAGGGCTTGATGGCGAGTGGCGCGAGTGCGGGGAATTTGAGATATGGCACTCTGTTTTCACCGCAGATACGTATGGTAGTGAAGAGGACGCAATCGCGTATACGCTTGACTGGCTCAAACAGCCCACAAAGGAGGAATAGTATGAGACTTATAGATGCTGATGCGCTGTTATCGGACATAGAGCGCACTATTGAAGAAAGCGGGTGTGTAAACCACGAAAGCGAGATTATGGATTGCGTTCGATACGCCCCGACAGTCGACGCCGCGCCAGTGGTGCGTGGGGAGTGGAATTACACCATTAAAAAGGGTTCTTGCATGGATTATTCAGTCACCGCCAAGTGTAGCAAATGCGGCTGGGACTGGTTCAGCAAGGACGGTGTGGGCAATTATAGCGCGGTATTTGGTGCGTTCATTACCAACGGCGATTCCAAACCAGAAGAAGCCGAACGGTTTTTGTTGAAAAACGCCAGAGCAAACAACAAGCTAAATTACTGCCCAAGCTGCGGCGCGAAGATGGAGGTAAAGCCATGACTTATAAATTACTACCCTGCCCGTTTTGCGGGAGCGAAGCAGAAACATTTGAGGCATCAGAAGATTCATTTTCCATATTATGCACTGGTTGCGGGGTTGAAACGCCCTATCTGCCTTATCTTACAGAAGCCATAGCCGCTTGGAACCGCCGGGTTGACGCACGACAACTCGCACTAAAAACAAGGGTCTGTCCCATGTGCGAAGATTGCCCTGACGGTTGCCCGGTTGAAACGCCGAAAGACAGCAGAAATATTGTTACCAACGCCGACCGCATACAAAGCATGAATGATGAGGAATTAGACAATAAAAACGTCTTTGACGAGAAAGGGGGAATGAAATGAGAATTGATTTGCTGGCAAAATGGCTTAAAGAGTTTCCTTATGGATATTGCAATGGTATAAACTTTCAAACTTGTCGCACTAACGAAAATATAGATTGCCCGTATTGCGTAAGTAATGTGCATTGTTCAGACGGAAACGCTGCAATTGATTATTACAGAGAAATGCTACGGTATATGCGCTTGAAACCTAGGCAAGCAAGAAAGAGAACACTTATGTTTGTCGAAACGTTGCCAAGCATAATGAGATCGCTTGATAAGCAATTAAATAAAGAAAGGGAGGAATAGTATGCGGCTTATAGATGCTGACGCGCTGAAATACGAACTTTTTGCAGATAATTACAGCGCAAAAATGACAAATCAAGAAGTTGCCAAATGTATTGATAATTCTCCGACAATTGACGCTGTGCCGGTGGTGCGTGGGGAGTGGAATCCAATATTTAAGGGCGCCGACACATGCGAATGCAGTGTGTGCAAAAGCAAGGGATTTAGCGACAGCGATTTTGGCTTTATTGCAACGCCATACTGCCCCAACTGCGGCGCAAAATTGGAGGTAGAGCCATGAAGATTGAAAAATGTCCGTTTTGTGGGGGAGAAGCGAGTTACCGCGATGATGGACAGTGGGAAAAAGTTTATGACGAGGGTGGCGCAATTGTCGATATTGATATAAATAACCCAAGCGTATTCATCGTCGAGTGCTCTTGCGGTGCCCAGATTATATCAGATGAAAGCGAAGAAACCGCCATCGCCGCATGGAACCGCCGAGTTGACACTATGCAGGTGGTGCGTGGGGAGTGGGAACCAATATTTAAGGGCGCCGACACATGCGAATGCAGTGTGTGCAAAAGCGAGGGATTTAGCGACAGCGATTTTGGCTTTATTGCAACGCCATACTGCCCCAACTGCGGCGCAGAGATGGAGGTAGAGCCATGAATGAATTAAAGCCTTGCCCGTTTTGCGGGGGAGAAGCTTCACTCGATTACGATTTTAACGGAATAGGCGTGACATATGGAATACATTGTCCGGAGTGCCATTGTGCAATCATTGATACTGGCACCTACAGCAAAGATGAAGCCATCACCGCATGGAACCGACGCGTACAGCCAGAATTAACAAGGTGTGAAAAATGTGTTTATTGGGATAAGTCTGCTTCGTTTATGAGCGCCCATGCTTGTGCATTTTGGTCGTCAGGCAAAAAAACGAGATACACAGAAAACCATGAATTTTGTTCATTTGCAAAAAAGGGAGAAAGACGAGGAGGTGCTGGGGATGAATAGTCTGAGCCTGCGCTGTCCTAGCTGTGGGAAGTGGTTGGAAGTAGAGGACTGGGAAGCTGCTTTTATAGTTCAAGCCCGTGAAGGTTGGCCCCATGCGATTGAGAGGGCGATTAAAGTAGAAGCCCTCGCTCGGGAGCTTGTAGACATGTTGGGGAGAGTCACTCCCTGTTATACCGAAGGGCGACTAGGGATTGACTTGGACGCGGTGTATGAAGTGAACAGGTTGTTGAAAAAAGCCAAGGAGGTGCTGGGAATAGTGAGGGTAAAGAAACACGGTAGTCGGTTGAAAAAGGGGGGAGGGTGTGGAGAACTTTGATCGGGATAGAGGATGCAATTCAGAGGGGGCTAGGGATCCAGAAATATTGGCAAGTTTATCTGCTAATGGTAATAACAGAAGATGACATCGAAACACGATTC